CGGGCCCCCCCCCGCGCGGGGGCGCCCCGCCGGGGGCCCCCCCCGGCCTCCCAAAATCAGACGCCCCCTGTTTGGGTCCTTCCTGGGGGCCGCAACCATGCGGGGCGCGGAAGGCCCGGTATTTTTCTCCAGAAAAACCCTTGAAAAATGGGCCGTTACGTTACGCATTGACGGAGCGGGACGGGGGAACCCGGAACCACCCACCCCCTAAAGGGGGTGAGGCCGGAAAAATCAACGAGGAAACGAGGCTGAAAAAACGAAATCCACCACCAGGCGGAAAGCGAAACCGGCGGAGCCATCCGGCCGGAGGCGGAAAAGGGGGTGCTGCAGGTGGATGGAACAGGTAAAAAAGCGGCGCCCAAAAAGTCCACGACGCCGGCGGTGCTGACCGGAACGGTGCCAGAGTGGGCCAATTCCACCGCAATCGCCCAACTGCTGGGAAAAACCACGCGGAGGGTCCAGCAGTTGACCCAGGACGGAGTTCTGAAAACCGAGGTCCCGCCCGGCGGCGGGGTCAGGAAATACCGGACCTGTGAAACAGTCCAACGGTATATTGAGCATGTGGAGCGGAAAGCCCAGGAGATCGGAGAGGGCGGACGCCTGGCGGAACTGAACCTGAAAAAACTGGAGGCGGAAGTGGCCCTGAAAGAGAGCCAGGGCAGCCTGCACCGTCTGAAAACCGCCATAGCAGAGGGGAAGTACCTGCCGGCGGAACAGGCCACCGAGGAACTGGCGGAGTTTATGGCCGCCTTTCAAAAGTTCGCCATGACGATCCCGGCCCGCATGGCCGGGGCCATGGCCGGGTATGCGGACGCCATCACGATCCGCAACGCGCAAAAGGCCATCCGCAAGGAACTGGAAACCATGCTGACGGCCTACGTGGACGCCATGCAGGCGGAGGACCCGCCGGAGGCCGCGCCGTGAGGAAGTACCGTGTAAAGCCCTACAAGGTGCCCCGGTGGATGGTGCCGGCCATTGAGATCCTGCGGCCCAGGGAGAGGGTGAGCGTATCCGTATGGGCGGAGCGGAACCGGGTTCTGCCAAGCGGGAACGCCATACCGGGGCCGTGGCGGAACAGCGTCACCCCCTACCTGGTGGAGATCATGGACGCCTTTTCCGACGACACCACGGAAAAGATCATCTTTGTCAAGCCCACCCAGGTGGGCGGCACCTCCGCCATGGAGAACGCCCTGGGGAGCCTGATCGACCAGGAGCCGGCGCCCACGATGGTGGTATATCCATCGGACGCCCTAGCGGAGCGCACGGTGGAGGCGAAACTGGAGCCAATGATCCGCCAGTGTAAGGCCCTGGCGGAGAAGTACCGAGAGCATGAGAGTAAGCGCCTGGAATTGAAATTTCAGGGAATGACCGTTTACCTGACCGGAGCAAACAGCGCGGCGGACCTCTCCTCCACGAACATACGAAACCTGTTTCTGGATGAAGTGGACAAATTCCCGGGGGCGACCAAAAAAGAGGCTGACCCCGTATCCCTGGCCATCGAGCGCACAAAGACCTATTTCAACCGAAAAATCTTTCTGGCCTCCACCCCGACCCTGAAAACCGGGCCGATCTGGAAAGCCAAGGAGGAGGCGGACGCGGAAAAACACTACTTTGTGCCGTGCCCCCATTGTGGGGAGTTTATCGAACTGAAATTCGCACAGATCAAGTGGCCCAGCAAGGACGACGTACCGGACCAGGCGGAGCGGGCCGAAATGGCCACCTACGTGTGCCAGGCGTGTGGGTGTATCATCACCGACCGGGACAAGGCGGCCATGCTCCAGGCGGGCCGGTGGCAGAACGTCCGCCAGAACACGGCAACGCCCAAAAGCGTGGCCTACTGGATGAATACCCTGTATTCCCCCTTTACCAGATTTTCCGACATAGCCCGGGAGTTCATGCGGGCCAAGGACGACCCGGAATTGCTCCACAACTTCGTCAATTCATGGCTGGCGGAGCCGTGGGAGGATACCAAACTGAAAACCAACGCCGAAACGGTCATGGAGCGGCAGACGGAGATCCCGGCCTGGTCCCTCCCGGCGTGGACAAAACTGCTGACCGGCGGGATTGACGTGCAGGAAAATTGCCTGTACTGGACGATCCGGGCCTGGGGCGATTTTATGACCTCCCAAAACGTGGCCCATGGCCAGGCCCTTTCCATGGCGGAAGTGGAACGGATCATGAATACCGAGTTTTCCCTGCCGGACGGCGGAAAGGTCATGGTGGACCTGGCCCTGATGGACAGCGGCGACCAGACCGACGCGGTGTATGAGTTCTGCACCATGAACATGGACTGGGTGCGGCCCTGTAAGGGCGTCCCGTCCCTCCAGGGCCATTACAAGATCTCCACCGTGGACAAGGCCGGGAGCCGGGCCAATGGTATGCAACTGGTCCTTGTGGACGGCGGCAAGTACAAGGACATGATCGCGGGCCGAATGAGGCGGCCAAACGGGAACGGATCCTGGATGGTACACAAAGACTGCGATCTGGAGTATGCGGAGCAGGTCACGGCGGAGCATAAGATCACCGAGCGGGCCGGCGGAAAAGAGGTCCAGCGGTGGGTGCTGAAATCCTCCCACGCGGACAACCACTATCTGGACTGCGAGGTGTACGCGGCGGCGGCTGCTGACGTGCTGGAGGTCCGGTCCCTGTTCCTGAAAAACCAGGACCAGGCGGCGGCCCAGCCGAAACCGGAACAGCCAAAGCCGCAGCCGAAACCGGAAGAAAACTGGATCCAGCAGAATGAAAACTGGTTCTGACAGGAGGCAACCATGGAACTGGAAAACACGACAGCGGCCCCGGCGGAACTGCTGGAACAGGTCAACAAGGCGATCACCACCGTGCTGGTGGGCGGGCAGTCCTACAAGATCGGGAGCCGGTCCCTGACAAGAGCGGATCTGTCCATGTTGAAAACCCTCCGGGACGACCTGGAGGCGCAACTGGCGGCCGACGAAAGCGGCCCCCTGCTGGGGCGGACCTATATGGCATTTTTCGAGGGGAGGTAAAGCGGTGAATTTTATTGACAGCGTGATCGCCGCCGTATCGCCCCGAAAAGCGTATGAGCGGGAGGCATGGCGGCAAGGGCTGGAGGCAATCCGAGGGTATGACGCGGCCGGGTTCGGCCGGATCAACGCCGGGTGGAGGGTCCACAACGAGAGCGCGGAAACCACCGACCGGCACAGCCGGGACGTGATACGTGCCCGCGCCCGGGACCTGGAACGAAACAGCGATATTGCCCAGGCCGTGGTCCTGGCCTACAAGCGGAACGTGGTGGGCAAGGGCTACACCCTGCGGGCCAAAACCAGGGACGATAAACTAAACCGGGAAATAGAAACCATTTGGCGCCGCTGGTGCAAGGCCAGAAATTGCGACGTGACCGGGGAACAGTCCTTCACGCAGATTCTACGCATGGCGGAGGAGCGAAAGAGGATAGACGGCGGGATCCTGTTCCTGTTCCGCCACACCCCCGGCGGCCTGGTGCCGTTCAAACTGCAAGCCATTGAGGTGGACGAACTGGACCTGTCACAGACCGAGCCGCGGCACCGAGGAAACCGAGTTGTGGGCGGGATTGAATATAACGCCTGGCGGCGGCCGGTGGGATACTGGATCCAGCAATATGACATTGAAGGCTGGCGCCTGCTGGACCCGGTGTATATCGACGCAAAGGACGCCTATTTTCTGAAAACAAAGCACCGCCCCAGCCAGATCCGGGAAATGTCGGACATGGCCCCCACAATCACCAGGGTGCGGGACGTGAACGAGTTTATAAACGCGGTATCCGTCAAGGAGCGGATCGCGGCCTGCCTGGCGGTGCTGATCAAAAAGACCATACCAACGGGGACCGGCCTGGGGCGGTCCGGGGTCCGGGGGCCGGACGGCCGGGTGGACTACTCCGGGAAGAAACTGGGGCCTGGTATGATCATGGAAATGGGCGCCGGAGACGAAGCCCAGGTGGTGGACCCGAAGGGGGCGGCGACAGACGCCACGGCCTTCCTGAAAACCCAGCAAGGGCTGATCGGGGCGGGCCAGGGGTTGAGTTATGAGGCAGTTTCCCGCGATATGAGTGGGGCCACCTACTCCTCCGCCCGTCAAAACGCAATCGAGGACGAAGATACCTATGCGGAGGACGTGGAACTGCTGACGGCCTTCATGTCCGAGGTGTACGAGCAATTTATAATTTCCTGCTATCTATCCGGGGTGATCGACTTCCCCGGTTTTTGGGATAGGAAGGCGGAGTACATGGCCCACGCCTGGGTGAAGTCCCCGAAAAAGTGGATTGACCCGGCGAAGGAAAGCACCGCCGACAAAACGGCCATGCAATCGGGGCAAAAGACCTTCCAGGACGTTTGCGCCGAGCGCGGCAAGGACTGGCGCCAGGCCATCGACGAAACCGCGGAGGTCCTGGAGTACGGCCGGGAAAAAGGAATTGAGATGGGGGGTGTAATTTTTGGGACCGGAACAGCAGCACAGCAGAACGCCGGCGGGCAACCGCCCCAGGGATAAGGACCACGGCACCAGGAGCATGGGGCAGGTCCTAACCCGGGAGGACGAAGGACAGGAGAGCCGCCGCCGTACGATCAGTTTTTCCAGTGAGGAGCCATACCGGCGCTGGTTCGGCATGGAGATCCTGGACCACGGGGAGAACGCGGTGGACCTGGAGCGCCTGAACAGCGTGGGCGTCCTCCTGTTCAACCACAACACCGACCGGGTGGTGGGCAAGGTGATCCGCGCATGGGTGGAAAACCACCGGGGAATGGCGGAAGTGGAGTTCGACACGGACGACGACGCCGAAAAAATCTTCGGGAAAGTGAAATCCGGCACACTGAAAACCACGTCCGTGCGGTACAGCGTGGACGCCTGGGAGGAAGTAGTGGCCGGGAAACAGTCCGCAGATGGACGGTTTACCGGGCCTTGCCAGATCGCCCGGCGGTGGACCCCCATGGAAGTATCCATTGTATCCGTGCCGGCGGATCCCACGGTGGGCGTGGGCCGAGCCGACGAAGGCAGATCCGCCCCCCTGTCCGTGTATGAACGGCAGATCCAAGCAAACAGAAATCTGATCAACAACAGGAGGTAAGAAAAACCATGAACGAACTGCAGAAAGCCCTTGCCCGCCAGCAGGAACTTGTGACCCTGGCCCGCAACGAGGGCCGGGAACTGACTGCCGAGGAGCAGGCCGAGTTTGACCGTTGCCAGACCGTGATCGACGCCGAGGGCGGCCAGCCTGCCGGAGGTGAGCGCGGTGCCGAGGGCGGCCAGCCTACTGGCGGTGAGCGCGGTGCCGAGGGTGGCCAGGCAGGCACCCCCCAGGGCAACGTGAACGACACCCAGCGGGCCATCCAGGCAGAGCGGCAGCGCACCGCCGACATTATGGCACTTTGCCGCCAGACCGGAATGGACCCGGTAGAGTATATCCGAACTGGCGCCAGCATGGACACCGTGCGGGCGGCGGCCGTGGACTTCCTGATCAAGCATAATGGCCCCGTGGGCGCCAGAATGTCCGAGGACGGGGAGCGGGACAACTTCCGCCAGGCGGCCACGGACGCCCTGCTGTTGCGCAGCGGGATCGAGGTGGAGCGGCCCGCGGACGACGCGGAGCAAATGCGGGGCCTGTCCCTGCGGGATCTGGCCATTGAGTGCATGGCCCGGGAGGGCCTGGGCACCACGGCCTCCCTCCTTCGCATGTCCAAGGATGACCTGTGGAACATGGCACAGCGCCAGTTTTTCAACCCCACGGCGGCCTTCCCTGCGATCCTGGACAACACGATCCGCAAGGCCATCGTACAGAGATACCAGGCCGTGCCCACCACGTTCCAGGTGTGGACCACCAAGGGCAGCGTAAGCGACTTTAAGCCAACCAAGGACCATGAGTATCTGGCCGGCGGCGCCGGTGAGTTCCTGCCTGTGGGTGAGGGCGGCGAACTGAAACACGACACCCCCAAGACGGACCTTCTGCCCCAGCGCAAGGTGGGCACCTATGGGCGCCAGTTCTCCATGACCCGTGAGGCGTTTATCAACGACGACGTGGGTTTCATCACGCAGGTGCCCGGCATGTACGCGGCGGCGGCCAAGCGGACGATCAACAAGCAGGTGTATTCCATCCTCTACAACAACCCCGCTATTTTCGACGGTGTGGCCCTGTTCGACAACGCGCACAGCAACCTGATCGCTACCGGCGCGGCCCCCTCTATTGAAACCCTCCAGGCCATTATGCTGAAACTGCTGAACCAGACTGACCCCTTCGGGGAAAGCATTATGGTACAGCCCCGATATATCATCGTGCCCGTGGGGTATGGGTTCCTTATGTCGCAGATCCTGGAAACCGCGCAGATCGACGTGGACGGGATTGGCAGCCACACCGCAAACGCCCTGTATCAGTACAGAAACCGCTTGCAGGTGGTGGAGGAAGGAACCCTGAACGCCCTGGCAGGCAAGAGCGCAGCCCCCTGGTTCGTGGTGGGTGACAAATCCTATGCCAGGTCCATCCAGGTGGATTACCTGAACGGCCAGGAGGTCCCGACCATTCGCCGTATGGAGGTGGCCGGACAACTGGGCTATGTGTGGGACATTTGGCTGGACTGGGGTATCACCGCCGTGGACTTCCGCGGCATTGCCAAGAACCCCGGAACCGCCATCACGTTGTAAGGCAGTAAGGAGGTAAAGCGGATATGAGCGCGAAATACTGGCAGAGAGGCGAGGCCATCGACTACACCGCCACGGACGCCCTAGCAAACGGCGACGTGGTGGATCTGGCCACTCGGATCGGCGTGGCCGGGGACGACATCCCGGCCGGAGAAACCGGAACCGTCCACATCGTGGGCGTGTTCGAGATCCCAAAAGCCACCGGGGCCGTGACGGTGGGACAGGCCCTTTACTGGGACAAGGCCGCAAAGAAAATCACGACCGACGACGCAGAAAGCGCCAACACTCCCGCGGGATGGGCCGTCGCGGCGGCCGGTTCGAGCGACGCCACGGTGCTGGTGAAACTGCTGGGCTAAAGGAGGGCGGACATGAAGAAACTGATCGCGGCAATGCCGATCCTATACCGGGGCCGCATGTATCAGACCGGGGACCGCCTGCCCGGTGACGACGCCAACATGGTGGAGGCGTGGCTGAGAAACAAAAGCGCAAAATGGGACGGCGCGGAGGACCTGGAGCCGCCCCAGGACGGCCGGAAGGCCGTGGGGGTATCCCAGGCCCCGGAGCCGGAGAACGGCGCACAGAACGAGCCGGAGCCGACGGGAGAGGGCAAAAACGAGGGAGGCGGGACGATCTCCGGCCACCTTGCCCCCGAGGACCTGGAGGACATGAAAAAGGCGGACCTGGAGCGCCTGGCCAAGGACATGGGACTGGATATTTCCAAGGACAAGACCAAAGCGGACCTGATCGCCACCATCACGGCGGCGGAAGTGTACGCACCCGCGGAGGATAAAACCGGGGGTGCCCTGTAATGGGCGCCCCCACCTTCAAGGACTGTGTGGCCGGAGATATTCACGGCGTATTCCTGAACCGGATGGAGTTTGCAGACACCCATACCATTGACGGCCGGGAAATGGACGCGGTGGTGGACGACGACGCCCTGCTGGAGCGGGACGCGGCCCGGGGCGGAGTCCATTCGGATGGGATCTACCGGGTGCGGCGGTTGCTCTATGTGGCAAAAGCCGACTATGGAGGCCGCCCACCGTCCGGCAAGCGCCTGAACCTGGACGGCCGGGAGTACCGCGTGGTGCAGGCGGACGACGCGGCCGGTATGCTGACCATTGAGATCGAGGCGAACCGTACATGATCCATATTGAAGTTGACACCCAGGCGGAAATCGAACAGATCGCCCAAAGACTGGAGTGGCTGGCAGTAAAGGCGCCGGACGTGTTGCGCCTTTCTATCAACGCGGCGGCCAGAAAGGTCCGAAAGCAGATCACGAAGGACACGGCCGGCGTCTATACCATCAACGAAAGCATACTGAAAGACCGGAAAAAAGGTGCCCCGACGCTCCAGACGGCAAAGCCGGGGAAAATCGAGGCGGTGATCCGGTCAAAAGGCCCGGTAAATGACCTGGTGGACTTCCTGACTTCGCCCGGCGGCCGGGGCGTAAAGGCGAAGATCAAGAGAGCCGGCGGGGCGAAACTGCTGGAGCGGGACGGGGCGCCTGCGTTTGAAGTGCAGTTCAGGAGCGGGCACCTGGCAATCGCACAGCGGCGGCCCGGGGAAACCTACACAACGAGCGGGGCGGCGGACCGCGTGGACAAATACGGTATGCCGCGCCGCGGACAGTGGCCCGATATGACCAGGATCAAGGTCCTAACGGGGCCGTCCGTCCCCAGCATGATGGGGAGTGAAGATGTGCAGGAAAAGGCCAGGGCCATGCTTTACATGGTCCTGGACCAGGAGATCGAGGAGGGTGCCGAGAAGAAGGCCGAGGAGGCCGCAGACGCCCACAAGGCCGTGTTCGACTTCGTCAAGGAGACCCTGGGAGA